CCGGAAACAGTTACAAGGAATCGTGGATAATCCGTCAAATAACGCCAATCGCTTCAATTTCTACCAGTCTATCTTTGCTCAAATGCTATTGGGTGGGGAAGCCTTTGCGTACCGATGGCGTAATGTCAATGGCCGTGATATGAAGTGGGAGTATTTGAGACCATCTCAAGTCTCTTTCAACCGATTGGACAATCAGAATGGGCTTTATTACAACATCACATTTGATGATCCACGCATTCCACCAAAACAGCACGTTCCACAAAGCGACATCTTACACTTCAGATTGCTATCTGTAGATGGTGGTTTGACAAGCGTAAGTCCGTTGATGGCTCTTGGTAGAGAACTAGATATTCAAAAAGCTAGTGATAAGTTAACGCTTAACTCTCTTAAAAATGCCCTAAACGCCAATGGTATCTTGAAAATTAAGGGCGGTGGTTTGCTCGATTTCAAAACTAAGGTCTCACGCTCACGACAAGCGATGAAGCAAATGCAAGGTGGCCCGTTGGTACTGGATGATTTAGAGGATTTCACACCTCTTGAAATCAAGTCCAACGTGGCCCAACTACTTAAGCAAGCGGACTGGACGACCGGACAATTTGCAAAAGTCTACGGTATCCCAGAGAACGTTGTCGGAGGACAAGGTGACCAACAGTCTTCACTAGAAATGAGCTCAAATGTCTACTCTAAAGCAGTAGTACGCTATTTAAGACCGTTCCTTAGTGAGTTATCTCAAAAACTTTCATGCGATGTGGACGCAGATATTTTCCCAGCGGTTGACCCGACTGGTGCTAACTATATCAGTCGGATCAATAGCATGGTTAAAAGTGGCACACTCGCACAGAATCAAGGCTTGTATATTTTGCAGCAAGCTGAGATTTTGCCTAAAGAGTTGCCAGAGGGTAAAAACCCTAACCGTACCACATTGAAAGGAGGTGAGATAAATGGGCAAGATTGACATTAAAGGCGATATTGTAAGCGATGATGCCGGGGCATTCTATGAATACTTCGGCATGTCTAGTACCTATCCTAAACTGGTGCAAGATGCCATTGCCAATGATGAAGACGAAGAAATCACGCTTAACATTGCGTCTAACGGTGGTGATGTATTTGCAGCTAGCGAAATCTATACAATGCTTAAAGCTAGTGGCAAGCGTATTGTGGTTAATGTGCAGGGCCTTGCGGCTAGTGCTGCGAGTGTCATTTCTATGGCTGGCGATACTGTTCGTATCAGTCCAACGGCGCATATCATGATTCACAAAGCGTCTACTGGTATTGTCGGTAATAGCGATGACCTAGAGCATCAATCAGCGGTATTGAATAGTATTGATGAATCTATTGCTTTGGCTTATGAAATGAAAACTGGTCTTAAACAACCAGAGTTACTTAATCTCATGGCTAAAGAGACATGGCTTAATGCTAAAACTGCCGTTGATAAAGGCTTTGCGGATGAAATCATGTTCTTCGATAATGACGAAGAAGAAATCATGGTTACCAATGCCGTACATCAACTACCAAGCAAATCAGCAATCACTAAATTTAAGAATATGATTGCTACCCCTAAAACCAATTCATTGCGTGAGCAGAAATTGGCGATTTTACTTAAAAAATGAAAGGAAGATGATTGATGAAAACATCAAACGAATTGCATGACCTTTGGGTTGCACAAGGCGACAAGGTCGAAAACTTGAATGAAAAACTTAACGTAGCTATGCTTGACGATTCAGTAACCGCTGAAGAATTGCAAGCAATCAAAAATGAACGTGACACTGCCAAAATGAAACGTGACATGTTCAAAGAACAGTACACAGAAGCTCGTGCTAGTGAAGTTGCAAACATGTCTGAAGAAGACAAGAAACCATTGACTGAGAACGAAGAAGAAGTTAAAGCTAACTTTGTTAAAGACTTTAAAAACCTCGTTCGTGGTCGTTACCAAAACTTGCTTGATTCTAAAACAGACGGCACTGGTGCTGATGCTGGCTTGACTATCCCTCAAGATATCCGTACAGCTATCAATACATTGGTCCGTCAATATGATTCATTGCAAGAGTACGTTAACGTGGAAAACGTAACTACTCTTACTGGTTCTCGTGTTTACGAAAAATGGGCTGAAATCACCGGTCTTAATAAAATTGATGATGAAGCTGGTCAAATCGGTCAAAACGATGATCCAAAACTTTCTCTTATCCGCTACACAATCAAACGCTATGCTGGTATCTCAACAGTAACTAACAGCTTGCTTGCTGATTCTGCTGAAAATATCCTTGCTTGGTTGTCTGGATGGATTGCTAAGAAAGTGGTTGTTACTCGTAACAAAGCTATCTTGGAAGTTATCGCAACACTTCCAACTAAACCAACATTGGCTAAATGGGATGACATTATTGATCTTGAAGCTAAAGTTGACCCAGCAATCAAACAGACTTCATTCTTCTTGACAAACACTTCAGGCTTTACTGCCCTTAAGAAAGTCAAAAACGCAATGGGTGACTACCTCATGGAACGTGATGTAAAATCACCAACTGGATACTCAATCGATGGTTTCACAGTTAAAGAAGTTTCTGACCGTTGGCTTGCTAATGGTACTGGTGGAGCTATGCCACTTTACTTTGGTGACTTGAAACAAGCAGTAACATTGTTTGACCGTCAACACTTGTCATTGCTCTCTACTAACATCGGTGGTGGAGCATTCGAAACTGACACTACTAAGGTACGTGTTATTGACCGTTTCGATGTTGTTAAAACGGATGAAGAAGCATTTGTTCCAGCGTCATTCAAAGCAATCGCTGACCAAAAAGCTAATCTTACACCAGGGGCTTAATTAGGAGGTAAGTGATGAGTGTATCTAAGGAAACTATCATGCAGACCCTCAATCTGGATGAGACAGACGATACTGCACTCATTCCAGCTTACATTGAATCAGCTCAACAGTATATTATCAATGCAGTCGGTAATGACCCAAAATTCTACGACCTTGAAAGTGTAGAATCTCTATTTGACACGGCTGTAATAGCTCTCACAAGCTCTTATTTCACTTACAGAGTGGCTTTAACGGACACAGTGACTTATCCTATCAATCTCACTTTGAATAGCATAATCGGGCAATTAAGGGGCTTATACGCAACGTATAGTGAAGAAAGAGGTGACTAATGGCTAAAGTTAGATACTTACCCTCAGACTTTCGTTTCAAGGCTGATTTTGGCACTTATCAAAGCACACCTAATAAATTTACGGGTGTCAGTGTTCCAAAATTCGTGAAACAATTTACGCTGCACTATAAACCTCATACTCGCACACTCAATCAAGAGTATTTGGCTCAACAAAACGGCGAGAGCGATACACGAGTGATTGTTATTCGCCATAATGCCAAAGTGGTAGAAGGTCAAGTCGCTGTTCTCAATGGCACTCAGTATGATATTGTGCGTGTTAGCCCTAACGAAAACTTTGGGCTTAATCGCTACGACTTTCTGACTTTGAGAAAGCACAAGAAAGTTGGGTGATGGCTATGGTAGGGCTTGATGAAGCACTAGAGGGCTGGCTTGAAACGGTAGCCAGTATTGGCGATATCACACCAGCGGAACAAGCTAAAATTACAACCGCTGGCGCAAAGGTGTTTCAAAAAGAGTTGGAAGAAGTCACTCGAGAGAAACACTACTCAAACAAAAAAGATTTGAAGTATGGACACATGGCTGACGGTTTATCTGTCCAGTCCACTAATGCGGACGGCAGAAAGAACGGTGTGGCAACCGTAGGCTGGAAGAATAATTACCACGCACAAAATGCCAGACGATTAAATGACGGTACGAAGAAATATCGTGCTGATCATTTCGTTACCAATATCCAAAACGATAGCACTGTACAGAAAAAGGTGCTATTAGCAGAAAAAGAGGAGTATGAAAAACTCATTCGCAAGAAAGGAGGAAAGTGATTAAGTGTTAGCAACCGTAAAACTAAAAGAGCTGATTGACGGCAAAGAATTTGGTGAAATAAGCGAAATCTACGCAAACAACTTGCCTAAAGAACTCGAAGAAAATACCGATAAGACAATCGTTTTGCTCACTGAAAGCAATCCATCCCTTGACTTAAGCGGAAACAATACCTTTTTCAGTAAAACAGATAGAGTAGAGGTCCAGATTTTCTACAAGGCTGATATTGATTTTGATATTGAAGCCTTTGAAATGGAATTACTAAAATTCCTAAAATCTGAACACTACTCGA